AAAGATGATGGTGGAGTCCAAACTTTTTTTCGTTCTTCTTTAACTCTTGTTTGGCTCGCACGGGAAGTTCTTTTTTCTGTTTCTTTTGTCATATGCCTATACCTCCTTCGTGATATTTAATTGTTTCGCATATTCTTCTAGTGGCACACCTAATTTTTTAGCGATTGTGACTTGTGAGGGTGTGAGTCTCACCGTTTTGCGACCTGGATTAACACTTCGCTTCGCTGAAGCTACTGTTTGTGTAGGCTTAGTCGTTGCCTTATCTTCGGTTTTAGCAAATTTGTGCGGAAAGTCAATACGCATTCTTCTATCTATTTCAGCATAATATTCGTCACTAGCGGGGTCCATACCCTCTTCTTTTGTTAACTTATCGTGTAGGTCATATGCTGTGTAGGTCATAGCATTATCTGTGCCAAACCATTCATTTTTACTAGCCCACTCTTCAGCTTTTGGATCTAAAGAAGTTGTTCTAGGTTTGATAGCTTCTTCAACAGTTGATTGTGTTTTAGGTTTTTCTTTGCTTTCAGAGGCTACTCTTTTTTTCATTAACTCTACTTTGGCTTCTTCTATACCTAGTCTAGAGATATCTTTTTGTGCCTCTACCTCTGCCTTAATGTCACCAGCTTCTCTTGCAGCTGCTAACTTAGCTTCTGCTGCTTGTAAACCAGATTTAACTCTACCTTCCATTGCACCTATATAACTTGGTTCCATAGTTGATAGTTTAGTTTTAGTTTTATCAGCTTCAGCTTTAACTCCTCTTGCGTATTCTAAAGCAGCTTCTTTTTGTCTTTCTGCTTCACGCATTTTTTTAGTTAACTTAGCTATTCTTTTTTTAACACCTTCACTGTAATCTTCTAATTCTTTCTTATTCTCAGCAGGTTTACTTTCTTCAACCTTTTCTTCTTTTTTTATTTCTTCTTTAACAGGTTCCTCTGCTTTTTCTTCTTGTTGCTTTTCTGGTTCTTTTACTTCTTCAATAATAACTTCGTTTGCATCAGCAACTTTTTCTTCTTGAACTACTTCTTTCTTAGAATCTTTCTCTTCTGGTAAAGTCACATCTACTTCAGGTCCTGAATTATCTATGTCTACCATTTCATTTGTTTCATATTTTCTAGTTTCTGGCATAGTTTCTCCTTATTAATTATACGTGGTGAAGAACAGATTCAGGATTTTCTATGGTTCCTAAAACTTCGTCATCATTAAGTAAACGAACTTCTCCACCTTCTATGGGTAATCTTGATCCTGCGTATCTTGCAAAAATAACCCATTGTCCTTTTTTGCACC